GCTGGTATGGGTGATCTAGCTGGTCAGAACTTTGTTGACGCTGGGTCTCACACAAATACGGCTATTGCCGGTGTAACCCAGACTAACCGAAATGCCTCTTGGGATTATCGTTCCGAGCCTCCTAATCCGCAGATGAAGGTTGGTCCTTTCGTGAATACAACGATTGAGCCCAACCCGTTCAAGCGTGGCCTAGATGCTTAAATTCAAACTAACTAGATAATAATGTGGCCTATCGCTCTAGTAGGCTCAGGAGTTGCACTGGCACTTCTGTCATCTCGAGGTCCATCAAACACCGTAAAAGTTCAAAGCATGAGTGATGGAAATACCTATCATGTTCAGAACCTACCAGACAAACAAGATGCCTGTGAAATGATGTCGAAAGTACGAGGAAACATAGAAAAGTTAATTGATCATTACAAGTCAGATCCTGCATCTATGGCCGATCCTCGAGTAAAAGTTATGATCGATCGTTTTAATCCTTCTAATATGGTTGAAAATGATTTAGATGCAACGAGTACATCTTATTCTGAAAACAAAGGCGAGAAGATAGTTATCTGCTTACGTGATAAAACAACAAAAGAGTTAGTGGATGAAAATACACTTATGTTTGTAATTTTACATGAAATGGCTCACCTGATGACCACAACAATTGGACATAATCCTGAATTTTGGGCCAATTTTAGACGTTTACTTCATGACGGTATTCAGGTAGGTATTTACAAAAATGTAAATTATTCACGATCACCTACAACTTATTGCGGTATGACCATTACGGATTCTCCACTCTAATAAATAAGATGTTACAACGTCGTGTTGTAAAATTTGATACAAAAGAAAGATTTAATGTTTCATTTTTTGAAGACGATATGATTGAAACAGTTCGTCAGCAAATTGGCATAGCATTAGACACACATCCGAATCGTCTTTTAGTTCTAGTTGGAGTGAAACTACCTGCAAATTATTATACAACTGATCCTCGTCGATGGGAAGCGTTGTTTGATCGTATGTCATATAATGGCCAACCAATAAAGAAAGAACAGTTTCAAGAATATTTAAAAGAATACCGATCTCCTTCGTTGTCTATTCCATTTCATTCATATGATCGTAATGATTGGTTAGCCGTTCCAGAAAGTCTTTCAAAATTATTTATGCCGTCTGAAGACTTTGTTGAATACAGAATTTTAGGTGTTGAAGAGTCGCGATCTTATATTCTTCCGATGATAGTTAAAGATCAATTTTCTTCTAAGATTCCATCAACACTTCTTCCGATTGCTGAACTAAAAAACTTGTTGTACACATTTTACGACTCTAAAGATATTACTGATTTTATAGTTCGTCCATTTTCTGAAACAGATGAAACAGTTGCTCGTGCTTATTATCCATTTCTACAACCCAATACACCTCCTAGACTTACAGAAGATACTGTAAATTTATTAGCAAAGAATGGTAGGTTATTGGATGATCTTTTACACTTAAAAGTTGTAGAAGAGGAATCTGTCTCTATAAAACGTAGTCGTTATATTGTTACATTTGTTACAACAGATCTCGGTTCCGCCATACGAACTCGATTTGAACAAATTTTTTATGGATTAACTGTTTCTCCTGAAATACCATACATTCAATTTTTTACGTCAAAAAATGAAACCAATCGTCATAAGTTTTATACAGAAGATACAAAACATAAAACACCTGTAATCGATACGGCTGATCTGAAATCATGGTTAAACTCTACAAGGCCTCAAAGAAATCGTCCAACTCTACTTTTATACCGAGGAACATCTAAAGAAAATTTTGATCGTATTTCAATTACATCGAATGATATTATCCTGACAACATATCGTGATCGTAAAAATAAACAAACGTTAAGTGAACTAAAAAAAGACCTATATGATTGGCTTCTAACATTTGATTCTGTGATGGGATTTATTGATCCATCTGATGTACAACTTGATCGATGGGTTCTCGATGATATGGCTATCTCAATTAAGTATAAAAAATCAATTACAGATAACTTAGACTTAAGACGTTTTAACTGTGTTTCTTCAATTTTTAACTTACTCGACAGTTCGAAAGATACATTCAGACTTTTAAGAACAGATCACACTGCAGACGGTATTAGTGCAGTTGAAATAAAAATTTTACAAATGAAATCACAGCAGGGATTTGTTGGAATACAAGATATTCAAACTGAACTTAATGTATCAACAGAACAGGCAACGCAACTTCTTCGTCAAGTAGAAACTAAACTTGAAGAAAATCCTTCATTAGGAAGTCGTGCATTCAGAGGGTATCCTGCTCTTCATATAGATCCAGATTTCATTTTATTTTCATCAATAAGTAATCTTGATTTGGCAATAAAATATGCAAATATATTACGTTTTGTACTAACAAATCCCAAATCCGATGAACTTGATAAAATATGTCCCAAACGAATGGAAACCGTTGAAGTAAAGTCGTTAATAGAACCTACATTTGATTCCACCACATCATCAGAGTACGCAGATCTATTTGCAGATCTTGAAGAAGAAATTGTTGAAGACAAAACCGAGACACAAAGCGTAAAAACAGAAACGGTTTCGTTGCAAAAGAAGCAAGACACGTTATATAGTTATTTTAATAATCGTCTTCGTTCATTTGATCCTCAAACATTCAATTCAACTAGTTATCCTAAAAAGTGCGAACAGAAACACCAACCTATTATTTTGACTGATGAAGATATCGAACAGATAAAGGATACACCGTATGATCCCACAACTTATCTAGATAACACACAACTTCTTCAACTTGATAAACCAAAGGGAAGTGTAATATGTCCTGAGTATTGGTGTATGAAAGATAACATCCCCCTACAGGAAACACAACTTTTAAATGAAAATGGCGTTCTAAAGTGTCCTAAATGCAAGGGAAGAGTTCGCGATTCAAATGATAACGATATTCGTGAATTCACATTGATCAAACGTGAAAAGAGCTTTGCATTTCCAGGAATCACTAAAACAGGAAAATTCCCATGCTGTTTCAAGAAGGCACAAACGAAGAAACTTACTCCGGATGCAAAAGAAGATGATAAGTATTATGTTCTTGGTGAAACAAAACCAGCTCTAGGCGAATATCGTTTTGCATTTTTACCCATTTCTTTAATCAAGTCACTGCATATTGAAGAAAACTATGATTTAATTGTACGTTCTGGAAGACGTATACCTTCGGGACTATCAGGATACTTTCGTGTAGGTATAGGACATGCTACTAACACATTACCTCAATTGTTGACTCCTAAAACATTAAATTTTAAAATTAAAAGTCCAATCGAATCAATTGATATCATACTCAAATGCTCATTCCTTGCAACATGGAAACGTGTATCCGATAAACATGTTGAACAGATTTTGTCATTGTTGATGAATATTTCTCCGTTCGAAAAGGACGACGTGCTAAGAAAAAATATTTCACGAATTATTTCTGGAATCCAAGAAGCTTACGAAAATAAAGAACTTTCACCGATTCAAGAACTAGAATATGCGACACTCAGTATGCAGTGTGATGTATTCCGCATATATACGGATACAAATACGATGGGCTGTATGTTTTCATCTTTCATAAACAGGCCCAAGAATCGTGCAATTATTATTCTTCAAAATGAAGAGAATATTGATATTCTTTCCATGATTCAGGTTGTAAATCGAAACTTTGTTTACAGATCAAATATTTATGAATTACCGTTCAATAAGAATACACGAGGTGAAGTAGAAAGGTTAAGAAACTTGTCATGCAGAACAGAAGTTCCGTCATATAATGATGCCTTAAGTGCTATGCCTGATATTTTAGCATCCGTACATGCAGATTCTTACTCTGTTATATTAGATCCTTTTGGACGAGGGCAGGCTTTTTATGTAGAATCAAAGCTAATCTTACCTTTTAAACCGACACCCCTGCCAGACATAGCCCAACCAAAAATAATTGGATATAAAGACGTTCACAATCTTCCAACATATGATGATGTTAAAGGATACCTAACATTAGCACAGGGATATTCTACTGGATATAGCTGGAGAGAAGATGTTTTTGATAATGATAATCGCAAGGTTGAGATTATAACACAGTCCGGATTGCCTATTCCAATTCAACCAGTTGCAGGAGAAGGTGAAAATACAGAAGTATCGGATACTGTTAGAACATATGGTGAAACCGAGCTAGTCTATGGCGATCCATCACAAGAGCTTGAAAGTGTCTATCGCGATGTAAACTATTCGTCTGAAGTATTTGAGTTCTTACTATTTCAGTTATCTCGAGATTTAGCCGATGATGACTACTTGCAATTACGTGATGCTTTGGAATTTTCACACAAAAAAAATTTAAATACACTATTAGAGAAATGGTTTTCTAAAACAACTATGTTTATAGATATTGAAAACTCATCCGAATTTATAAGCAAAGTGAGACAGCCATGTGGACAATTTACTAAAAATTCATGTAAAGGAAACTTATGTGGATGGGATGGAAAAGTATGTAAGATGAAAATTAAAAGTACTGTTGACAAAGATGATCTATTTAATCGTCTAATGAAAGTTATTACAACAAATTTAAAAATACGAGCAGCTGTGCTCGATAACAGAATTACTCCGTTCTTTAGTACTATTTTATACTTAGAGCTGCCTCACGAAATTATCATGACAGATGGAGAACTAAATCTCGTTAATGTCTAACTCCGGCTCTTCGGCCTTCTCAAATAGAGTATCCTCTTCTTGTCCATTTCCACTAATGGAAACATGAACTCTGGTATGCTTCTTAATTTTCTCCAAGTTAGAAGGAGAAACAACTCCAACAACTTCAAGCTTATTCAATCCGATATCTGCAACCAGAATAATAGTTCCAGTTTCAATCCAGAAATATCTCTTATTTTTGCCTTGAAACTTTCCAGGAATCAGTGCCTGGGCTACTCCAGCTAGCGGAGTACCATCTTTTGCAAGCTTCTGATATACGACTTCTACTCTGCTATTTCCTAGCATCTTCGAAATCTTACCTAGATAAATTTCATCTACAGAACCATACTTTTCAAGTTCAGTTAGATAATCAAATACAAATGTTTCGTGATTATCACGAGACGCAGACTGACCCTTGTTCTTGTTTCCAGAATTCTTCTGAGGAACAGCCATTTTGATCTTTCTTACCTAATTGAAAAATTATTTTTAATCCGTTTTACTTATTATCATCGTTGGGGCCTATATGTGCAATCTTTGCAACAACATCCCTCTCCGTGATCCGAATCTGGATCTTTACATCCCGGACACGCACAATCGTATGGACAGTCTTCTCCGCAATAGTACCAAGACATTACATACTCAGTACCAAAGAGTTCAAACTTCATCGGTTTGGGAACTTCAATTCTTTCCTTTGCAAAGAAGTCAATAAGGCCATCACCTTCATCTCCTCCAAATCCATATTGACATCCATATGTTCCATCGCGTGGAACAATAGCTCCATAGAATTTATCCATACTGTCATTGACAGTTTCCCAAGAACTTTCGTCTCGGTTAAAGAAATAGTCTGAAACAGAATATACTTCATCTCCATCTTCAGCAAACACTCGTTTGCCATTTGCGTATGTTACGTTTGCACGAAACAGTCCAGAATAACCGGCTGGCGATTCTCCACTATATTTGGTGCCATCCTTGCGAGTTCCACTGAACTTTCTTGCAGGAATAAACTTTCCGTATGCCATAGCAACTTTTATCATGTAAAAATAAGTTGAATATAAATTCGTTTTTATTTATAATTCAATCCACATCCATAGTAGTCGCAGCTCATCGTGCAGCATGCTTCAAAATGACCTTTCCATTCACCAAATTCTTTTCTGTCTTTATTGTACATGAATTCATAAGTTTGAGAATCATCTGTATAAATTAGAAACATAACTCCTTCGGCTCGCAAATAACTACTTGAGTTATCTCCCATATGTAGCTTAGATTTCTGATAGTTTGAAATGCAAAACCGAGCTTCTACAAACTCTTTTGCATCAGGAACTTCTTCCATCTTATTTGCTGATTTCAAAATAAGTTCATATACTTTCCGTTTTACAATTTAGATAACCAGTTGGCTTTCTAAATTATAGTTATTAACTCCTCCACCACCTATTTTATGAAATAGGAAACATCATGATCACCACTAACTTTTATAAGTTAGAACTTTACGCCGGTACTACCGGCTTGATAAAGTGAACCTTGAGGAAGCTCTGGAGATTGAGGTACGTAACCTCCTGGCCATCCTTAACGCGGAGTAGCTTGCCGAGCTTGGCGTCCGGAAGGATGCGGCGCTTGAAAGAGGGATCAAAGCAGTTGTGCGCCTTGACGTACGTCGCAACGAACTTCGTCACATCCGTCTGGCTCTTCTGGCTCTTGGAAGGGAGGCCCATGAACGTCGCAAGCTCATCCGTGATCGGGCGTAGCTTGAGGAACGCATTGTTGGCGCGGCGAGACTCGTACGTCTTGCGCTCCTCCGGGGTCATGTCCTCCGGGTTCTTGCGGTGACGCTTCTTCTTGTCACGGAGCTCACGCTTGAGCGCCTTGGAAGCCTCTAGCGCAGACTTCACGGCATCGCGCATGCGAGTCGTCATCTCCGCGCTGATGCTCTTGAGCGTATCCTGGAGAGACGTGAGGATCGCGTCCGTTGAGCGAGTCTCTACCGGCTCAGCAACAACGGCAGTCGTCTCAACAGCGGGAGTTACAACAGGTACCGTAACTTCCGTCTTGGCGGCCGCCTTGGCACGGGAGGCCTTAGCGGGAGCCGCCTGGGCAGGGGTCGTAGTAGCAGGCGCAGCGGCCTCGGTCGTCTTAGCAGTCTTAGTCGTCTTGGTGTCCTTGGCCATCTTGTTTGCATTAACTGAGGAAGAAGAGGAAGGCATTTCTAACGCGGTTGGTATGCTTACATATATCCTGACCTGTTTAAATCACATTGTATGAAATGCGCTCATAATTATAAAACAAGGTTGGAATGGATCCTTAGAATCATATAAAATGAAAAGTAGAACGCTTGAGAGAACATAAAGATATTGATTGTATTCTATGTTTTGAAATCTTGCAAAAATATTCTGCAGATAGTCTACATATTTTTTACGATTAGATATTGGGGTAGGTTTTTCATCTGACCATTCTTTAAAAAGTTCGATTAGTTTCATTGTATAAAATCGAACTCCAATTGGACCAAGAGCCATAAATGTGTTAGGATTTACATCAAACAAATCATTTGCTTGCAATACATGAGAAACGTGAATAAATCTATGAGTCAATATTTCATGTATAGTCCGTAGAGGAGGTTCTGTATGTGAAATAGGAAGTTTTCGCCTCAAACGATAAATATATAATTGATGTATTCTTTTTCGTGTTTCTGACGATAAGTCTTCACGTGTGTATGGGTTTTTTAAGTCTGTCGATGTACTCATAGTTTGCAGCATGGTACGTACATCAAACCAGTATACTTTGCCATTCTCTTCAAACGCAAAATAATCAAATGGATGAACTTCATGTTTCTCGTCAAACGAAAAAACTTCTTCGGTATTACTACATACTTCTCGCTTCAATACACCGGGACCTGCTAATTTCAATAGTCGTCTAATAAAAAATCCACGCCATATTTTCTGTATTAATATTGCCTTTGGCTCCATGTTATTTACAGTTGCCCAAATTTTAGGGTTCTTTACCTTACTATGTCTTGAACAGAATACACTCCCTGTTATGGAAGAATATTGACACTGTAATACCGACTTGATATTTTTACACGCAGAACATAATGGCATATTGTTATCTTTATTGAAAACGGATTTAAATCATAGTAACGTATTAAAAGTACAACAATAACAAATGGCAAGCAACGTTACTATCGTATCTGCATCTAAGCTAACTAAGGAGTCTCTAACCTTTGTACCCGGACAAGCTAAAGCTGGTCGTAATCCTCCTATTAATATGAAGCACGACGGTCAGAATTTTCAGCTACGTCTTCCTGCAAAGGTTCAAATTCCTAGTGGACTTTGGGTTCGAGAGGATCCTCAGAATGGTAGCAAGTCATACACTCTAAGTGTCCCTCTAAAGGGATGCGACCCTTTCGGTCGTGAGCGTAATGGCGATGCATCTGACACTGCTGCTGTGTACAACTTCCTTCTAGATCTGGAAGATATGGTTGTTCAGCAGGCGTTTGATAATAGTGCTAAGTGGTTTGGAAAGAAGCGTTCTATGGAGGCTATCCGCGATAGCTTCTCAAAGATTGTATCAGTTTCATCTGATGTAGTAAACGGAGAGCGTGTACCTAATGGTAAGTACCCTCCTAGTTTTCGAGTAAAGATTCCGGTCTACGATGGCAGTGTAAAATCTGACATTGTAGATGGAAATGGAAATCCTATCTATGCAACTCCGGATTCAATTGTATCTATCTTCCCCAAGGGAGTTAGTGCGAGTCTAGTGATCACTGGCAGCATCTATACGATTGCTGGCGGTAGTTTTGGAGTAACATGGAAACTAACGTTTGCGCGTGTGTATCCTCAGACCAAGCTAACCGCTAAGGATGTATTCAAGGATGAATCTCCTGATCTTCCGGAGACGGAACAGGTGGAGGATGCTCCGGCTGAGGAGTCTGCTGCTCCTGTTGAGGAGGCTGTTCATGTGGAAGCTCCTGTGGAGGAGAAGCCGGTATCACGTCGTAAGAAGGCGGCTGGATCTTCAACGTAGACCAAACAGATGAGTCTGTTGGTGGGACGTAAATAATAAAATTTGAATCAACAAATAAAATTCGATTTGAGATTAAATATGTTTTTTTTACGGTTGAACATTTGTTTGACTCTGAGATAGACTGACTCTTGCATCGTAAACATTCATAAATTATAGGCATATTTTCTATCATACTCGGAAATACAAGACGAACTGAAGAAGGAAGTAGACGATCTACAATTGTAGTAAAATCATCTTCTAAGCAATCTTGGTATGCTTCGGCAGAAAGTAATGTCCAGACAGTTTTGTCAAGCGAAACCCAATTTTCTTGTAATAGCGTAGAAAAGTCATTATCACGAAACCAAAGCGATTCGAAAACTTCTTCGTTATCTTTTTCATGTTCCGATAAGCCAACACGGTTTGAATCTGAATCATATAACCAATACACACTCAATCCGTCTTTTACGTATACAGGATCAGCAGAACCACGAAATACAAGCCTACCGTTGTAGTCCCATTCGTCTGCATCAATATCCTCGTCATGAGATGCAATTTCGGAAGAAATATTCTTATAACAAAGAGTTGGTCTTAGTCTTGAGAACATTTGTTATACATGAAGTTAATCAAATTTAACTGTTACACGCGTATCGTGATGCTTTAGTGACTTGGTTGCTGAACTAGAAAGTTCGTGGCGCTTCTTCAAAGTTTCTTCAGTTTTTTTCGAATCTTGGAGCCGGTTCTCCATATCTTTATGAACATCATCTTGATGTTCTTCCAAATACTTTAATACATCATCTGTGATTGCCCATTCAAAAAAATTCAACTGACCAACAGTAGTTTCAATATCATGAAATTTAATTCGCTTCCAGCGACAGAACGGATCAAACATTTTTTTACTATACGCCTTTAGATGTGATTTGTACGAAAGGTACACTATGACGTGTTTTTGCTCTTTAGTAAGGTATGTCACATTAAACTTCTTCGCGTAATTTGTGACAAACCAATCAATCAGTCGAAGCGAAATCTTAGTCTTTCCTTCAATGATAGATTTTACTCTATTAAAATTTTCAGGATTTGAATAAAACTTTTCTAGACGAAACAGAACCCATTGTTCCTGAGATTGAATTTCCATTCTATTAGTTGATTTCATTTTTAGCATTAAAATGGATTCGATTTATATACTAACATAGGTTATAAAATAAATGAACTATTCTATTGACGGTCTTATTGCAAAGTATGGTAAAAATGATCAGAGAACAGCTGAATGGCACCAGAAACGTGGTGAGATGCTAACTGCATCGGAAATCTATAAAGCATGTACGGATGCTAGTCCTTCAATGAAACATGAAATTATGTTGTCAAAGCTAGCACCCCGTTCATCGGAAGGTTCGGGTGCTCGTTCTCTTGTATGGGGAACGCGATTTGAACAAATTGCAAAGGATATTTACTGTTTTCAAAATCCGGGGATTAACATTGTAGATACAACTTGTATTCCTCATCCCGAGTATCCTTTTCTAGGAGCATCGCCTGACGGTATTCTGCGTTGCGCCGATACCACACATCCGCTACACAACCGTCTAATTGAGATTAAGTGTCCTATCAGCCGCATCCTTGACGACAGTCCTACATCTACACAATATATCTGCCAGATGCAGCTTCAGATGGAATGTACTCTCATTGATAAGTGTGAATTCGTAGAATTTAAGTTTAAGGAGCTAACATATTCTGAGTGGATGGATTCCACTGCTCAGTATAAGTCATTCTTTGCTGTTTCAAGTAACGGTGAAGTTGTTTATAAACATTTCAATGATAATCAGAGTGTTCCTGATTGGAGATTTAAAGTAATCAATAATGATGAAGACTACAGACTCTTTTATTGGGAACTATCAGAGTTCAGAATGAAGACGGTTGATCACGATCCTAGTTGGCTACCTAAAAACATTGAAAGTTTTAAGAATATATGGGAATCGGTCCTGCAACATCGAACTGCTGGGACATTTCCTCTGAATCCTCGGGACGCGTCAGTGTTGATCCTGTAGGGTAATAGCGAACGAGCCAATCAAGATTTGTTCGATCTGGATTTTCAGTATAAAATCCACCCGAACCATCGTGAACTCTTAGTACATGATTAAAATATTCCTCATACATTGCACCAATTCTTTTTAGAGTAAAGTTGTTCATAGCCCAATCACGACAATCCTTTCGAGAAATACGATCAATATTTTTACATGCCCAAATAAACTGTTCCATACTGCGGCAACGGTAACCCGTTACTCCATGTAGGTTATTCTCAGCAAATCCACCCCAATCAGTTGTAATAGTAGGAGTTCCAGAAAAAAGTGCCTCAATTGTTACACCACCAAACGGCTCATTATAATAGGTAGGTGCAAGTAGAGCTTTTGCATTTTTCATTAGAGCTTTACGTTCATGGGGTTCAATATATCCAATAACAGTTACGTGGTCAGGAATTGTTCCACCACATAGCGATGCTAGATCACCCTGTCCGGCTACATACAGCTTTGCACCGATTCGTCGCGTAATATCAACTGCTAGTTCAATTCCTTTAGATGAAATGATACGACCAACAAAAAGAAAGTAATCTTCAGGTTTATCACAAAATTCAAAATCTTCCGGATCAAAATAGTTGGGAATTACTGCATCATAAAAATGAGGAGACTTATCAAACTTTCCATATACAAAATTCATTACTGAATAAGATTCATATACTGCATATGGTGTACATACTTTGTTCGGACATCCGATACCTGGCTCAACCGGAATCATTTTATCATGATAGGCCTCAAAAATAGGCTGATGTGCATATCCCCAAAAACAAAGAGCAAAATCGTTCTTTTGAACACGTTTACCTACTTCTGCAATTGCACGAATGTTAAATGTTCTATGTGCGTGATCAGCAGTGTTGTGTTGAAAGAAATTCTTCTTCCAATCCTGATTACCATATGCTTCCTGAAGCACTGCATTGTCCGTCACACTAATATGCTCGGTACAGATTACATCTGATTCTTCGTGACCATAGTGATAAATCGTATGGCCACGTTCAGTCATCATTTTGCAAAACTTTAAAACTTTTTGTGTGAACGCACATGCTGAATAATCTTTTCGCGTAACTGTGTGGGGTAAAGCAAATACATGAAATCTCATTTTTGTTTAAACAAGTCAACCATAGCTTTAAATAAAAATGTATTCACGCGATTTCCATAAATCAATTGAAAATGATGAATATCCTCAAGCAATCCGTCTTGCCGAATACATTACTAATCATATACCATGTTCTACATTTTTAGACTTTGGTTGCTCAACAGGTCTCTATTTGAAAGAAATAAAGTCACATATGCCTATGATTGAATCAGTTGGATACGAATTTGCAGAAGATGCGGTAAATGCTGCACTATGTCCAGATGTCGTACAATTTGATTTGACACAACCTTTACAACGCACAAAGAAGGAGAATACTCTAGGTCTCTGTTTAGAGGTCCTAGAGCATATCGATGATGCAAATTGGCTACCGGTTCTTACAAATATGAGCAACTTATGCGACAAAATTATTTTTTCAGCAGCTGTTCCTGGTCAAGGAGGAACGGGTCATATTAATTGTCGTTGGAAAATTGACTGGATTCGTCGGTTTCATTCTCTTGGGTGGGTCGTCGATCTTGATCAAACTAGACACATCATTGAACATATGAAAAATGGTTACCACATGAGATGGTTCTTAAATAATGCAATGGTTCTTGTTAAGTCGTAAATGAGTTGTACAAATTTACTCGAAACGGAGTTTCAGTTCCCTGGATCGGTTCCTGTTTGTATTTCTGCATCTTGAAATGGTTTGTTTCTTGTTTGTAAGAAGATTCGCGAGTATCCGATGTTGATTTTACATTGCCCTGATCTAGAAATTCAGGTACAAGTGATTCCTTATAAGATAAAACATACCAAATAGCTACAAGTGCACCGAGTAGAGCTACAAAAGACCAGTCTTTCATTTACTCTAGTCTGTGAAAAATGGATTAACCTTTTTCGTATTTAAATCATAACAAAGATGGATACCAAAATCAAAAGCGCAGACGATCGAGCGCTTGATACTCTACAGATAATTCTAACTGCCCGCGGCTTTAAAGCTGATGGGTTTGACAATCTTGGAAGTCCTCTAGATGAGACTAATATGTATACATTCGGAGGAGCTCTTGTTATCATTAGCACTAAAACACGAGTAACAGACCGAGAACTCACTAATTTTATAACATACGCCGCCGATAACAATCATACAAGCAGTATGATTATTATTACCGAAACCAAGCCTTCGGAAGCTGTTCTTACGTCGCTACGTCAGTTTATTTCAGAGCCCGCAAATATGTTGATTCAGATCTTTGAAATTCGCAAACTTCAATTTGATATTTCAAGACATCGTGATGTGCCTAAGCACCGTATTGTAACACAAGAAGAACGTGCCGCGGTTATGAAAGAATTTAACATTACAAATCCACTCCAGTGTCCGCGAATTGATTCACAAGATCCCATGGCAAAGTGGATTGGCGCACGACCCGGTGATCTAATTGAAGTGAAGGGTCTAGATGAGGCTGCTGCATTTAATCCACGTTTTCGAGTTTGTGTAGCAAATGTTTATGACCAATAAATACAAATGGATAACCAGTTTACAACTCTTAGTCGGAGTTATCATGATAACTATATCGAGTATGCAGTAACGGGAAATGATACATACAAAACAGCATATATGAGCGCACAACAGGGTATTGATACGATTATTTCTTCTCTTCAGGGAGAGGTTTCCGATCAACAGTCAAGTATTTCAAATTTTTATAATTCGGGTGTCGAAGGAAAAATTAGAGATGCTCGCGCAAGTGCAAAAAATGCCCGAGCTGATGCCGTTACACAGGGCGACAAACTGGTTGCTTCAGAAATGAGAAATATTGAAACTTCATCATTACCGGCGTCTTTACCCGATTTATCACCTTATTATATCACCCTCACCGTATTAATACTAGTAAATGTTCTACTAAAAACACTATAATATGGAGTTACAAAGACAAGGAATATTACAAATATGATTAAAATAATTAGACCAGATATGTAAATATTATACATCCACTCTGCATTTGCCAAATTTTGTTCAGTTGAATTTTTAATTATTGTTAATGTCTTTAACGTATCATCGCTTTCTTGTATATCTTTATAATCCGTTTGATATTTAATTAACTTAGACGTTAGATCGTTAAGAGTCGTACTGTCTACTTGAGCTGTCCCCTTACTTACCGATTCGACCATATCTTTTACCAAATCCGAGAGTTCTGTGTTAACACTTAGAACTTTGGCAACTAACGTGTCATGAGTCTCAGGTGTCGAAGAGCCTATTGCTTCAAGTAATGCGTTTGCATATTTAAGTTGCAACTCGGCATATTTGACTTTAAAATCAGATAGCTCGTTGTATCGTTCGGCTTGAAACTTTCTTACTTCCATTACAATTTATTACATACTAAATAAATGCCAACAGCCAAGGTATCTTTTAATGTAAAAAATGGTGTTCAGAAGGGCCCGGGTACAGATGCATCTTTTATCACCGCAATGCGTCGTCAACAAGTCATGTTGGTTGGTGCTACACGAATGAATGATCCTAAGCCTCAGTTAGTAGATAACTTAAAGGCCCGCGGAAATGATGTCAACCCTACACAAGTTTATATGACAAAGAGTCTATCTCTAAGTTTTTTGAAGACGTATTAAGATAATAGGATGTCAGAATATCCGGTGTTAACCGAGCAAATTAATACAATCTTGCAAACACCTGCCCCAGCCGGGCATATATTTTCAGGTTCAATCATACCAATTGATCAAAAGCGAGAAGTCGTTGTTCAAAAGTTGCAGAATGATCACGAAAATCAAACTACAGTAATGACTATTAATAAACAAGTTGATAACATAGCATCTTTTTTAAAGCAGACATTAAATGTAAGTACATCCACTGCGAGTCAAAATGATAAAACTATTTCAAAACTTCAAACATCTATAAGCGGATCTAAAACAGACTTAGATAAAATTACCATGACAACTCCAATTGTTCAAAATTTATTAGTACTGCTTACTATCGTTGTAGTTGTTTATTTAGTTGGTTCATTTTTGGGAAGCCTTGTTCACATAATTGCTTTTCTTGTTTTAGTTATAGGCTTTTGGTATATAATTTCTACTTCACCTAGTAATGGGCAATCGAACGTCAGCTCCTTCTTCTCCTCCATCGGCTCAGCCTTCGGCTCCACCTCCTCCACTTCCTCCAGTATGTGATTCTGCATGTCAACGAGATAAACAACTTACTGGATTAAAGGCTGCTCTTGATTTGGCATCTCAAACAAGAGACACAAATCCAGAAAAATACGAAAAAGCTCGTATAGCGTATTATACAGAATTAAATGGACAATCTTGGCTAGCTGAAGAGAAACAACGAATTGCTAGGGAAGATGTAGAACCTATTTTGACAGATTATCGTAACCAATTCAACGAGTTAAACGATAGAAAAAAACAACAAGGTATGTTTGTTAATTTATCATCTACGCTTACCCAACAGGCCCAAGATGATCAAGAATATGCGATGTTTTTAAATAGCGAAGTCGCTAAAGAGCAAAATAAATCAAATGTTAAAGATCGCATGACCGAACTAAAAGCTGCACGACCTATGGCGTGGTATCAACAAGACTGGTTTCAATATTTTATGTATGCAATAATTGCTCTTTTATCGTTAAATGCACTCTATCTTATTGTAACTAGATTTATGGTTTATAGACAGACTACATTCGGAGGTAAAAAAGCAAAAACTTAGACATCGCTAAATGCCTTCATTTTTGATATTACGCTACTCCTGTCTGCGAATAATACGATAACAATCTACATTGTTCCTCTGGTGTTTATCATTTGAATATCAGCATATTCAAACGTTAGTATACTGTTATACACTAAACCTCTCACTATATGCACCAACCTCGCATATATTCATGATTAACTAATTCAACCTCTGTCACTAGAATTTCTAGTAATGTTTACACTTTCTCTAATTCTAAAGTATCTATTTTATAGATATTATTCATTAATTGCCGTCTTGCTCATTTTATGAGCGACCTGGTAATCTTTTGAATAGTTATCAATTTATAGACTTCATAATTTTTTACTCATGTAAAGTTTCCCTACAAGATTTGTCTTCTTGTACCGTGTGCACCTCCTTCCGCACAACAGTGTGTTACACATTTGAAGCCTCCGCTGCTACGCTTTAACTTCGGACTGTAACTCCGTAAATTCACTAATTAATAACCAATAACAGTAGGTTGATAATTGTAAATCCAAGCAGTCTGTTAACCGCTCTGATACCCATTTTGTTGAATTTAAAAAATCCGTTTTGCGGAGTACAAGAACAAAAATTCATTCTAGTCTATGAACTCTTGTGAATAACGCTCCTCCTTGCATTATACTATGTTACCTCGTTACGTAACCCCATGTGCACATTACACCCGCTTATTGCACCTCCCCGCAATATATCTATGATTTTCTATAAAACCTCTAGTCTCTCTCGTATATTCACAATAGCCGCTAAACTACCTTCCTATACAATTCAAATTCCACTCAGTACACTTGTCAGTGCACGTATAGTCGATCAAACTCTGAACAGTCTTTCAACTGTCTACTATCTCTTTTCTTGATTTTTATAATTCCGTTTTGCTAAGTGAAAAATATAACCCAAAAATCTCATGTATGGGGAGCTGTCGGTGCTCACCGTTTTTATCGCCATCCAACGTAGAGATCGACGAGGTTGTTGTTGAGCTGCTCGATTTGATCCACAAGCAGCTTAATCAGCTGTCTAGCGTCACTCAGGTCTCGGCTCGCAGTATTCACTCGAACCAGTAGAACTTTACGCTTATCTTCATCATCATTCTCAATGATGAGTTTGAATAGTTTATTCAAACGTGCAGTCAAATCCTCGACGTTGTTTTTCTCCTTAGAAAGCCGCGCTTCATGCATACGCAGGATGTTCTCGACTGTCTTCATCTCCGCAAGGAGTGCCATGATGTCTTTGAGCAAGTTCGTGTAGTAGAAGTTGCTCGTTTCTATGAATTTTCTAGAAGTTAAACAATCCGTTTTGCGATCACCCCTTTTCGCTAACCATAATATAATGGAGACAGCATATCTATTTCTTGCTGTATTACTTTTTTTAATGTACAATGTTAGCACATGGTACAATTCAATCGAAGGATTTGAGGATGATGGAAGTGTAACATATGAAGATCCGGAAGAAATATATGATGATACGTATGCATCTATTTATGACATGCTTTGGCACTCTGGTGATAAAAATACGTATGAACAAGTTTCGATTCAAGATGTAGCATTAGCCGAATGGCCTACTGCCACAGTAAAGGTTCTTGACATGTGCTGTGGTACAGCTCCGCATGCATGTTGGTTTAAGAACTTAGGAGTCGATTACACGGGTGTAGACATTTCCGAAAGCATGTTGAAGAAAGCAAGAGAGAACTGCCCCAGTGCTACATTCAAGAAAGGTGATGTAACACAAATTCACTTATATCCTCAAAAATCAGTAACACATTGTATTCTAACAAACTTCTCGGTCTATATGTTTGAAAATCCTAAGACACTATCCGATAACGCGTATGCTTGGTTGCAGCCTGGTGGGTTCTTTGTAGTACACTTAGTTGATCCAGATAAGTTCGATCCCATATTAAACTTAGCAAGTCCGTTTGCTGCATTTTCTCTCCAAAAGTATTCATATGAACGTCAAGTGGATTCAAATATTTATTTTGATAAGTTCAAATATCTTGGACGTTTTGATAAGAAAAAAGATGAAGATGCCACACGTTTCACGGAAACATTAACGTATTATGATAAAGACAATAACGAAGGTAAAAAGTATCGTGAAAACAAACACCACTGGACCATGCCATCCAAAGAACGAATGATTAATATTTTTCAATCAAGTGGGTTTCGTCATGCTGAAACAGTTGATTTAGTTCGCTGTGGAAAAGAATATCAGTATTTAGTCTATTTTAGTAAATAATGGACTGTATAGATCGCTTAAGATATAACTGGTTTTTGTGGTTTGGGATCAAAAATAAACAAAAACCATCAAAACACCCGATGCAACATGTACTTACCCCAACGCATAAAATAATCCTAATAGATGGATCTAAATTACATCGTAAAAAATCAAAGTTTGAGATAGTAGAACCTAAATAATGGATACAGATATGTTTCTGTTGATTAAAATGTGTAAAGAAATAGTAAAAAAAATTGATTATCGATATGGTCCTCTCGTTCTTAATTGTCGTGAGTTACTTTCAATAGTTTTTCAAAATAAGTAGAGTTTAATGAACGTTGTTGATTCGAGAACAGTTGCGGATTTCCAGAAATTCACCTTTTCTGGACATTTAAGACAAAGCGTCTATAAGGTTTTAAACGAAAATATTAAATTAGGTCACGCTGATTATGCATGTTACTGGGCTCTTGAGCTTTTATGTTCTGGCCTAGTTCATTCTATGTGGCAGACACTTTTTGAATCTGCTGCAACTAATATTAACCGAGCAGCACCTAATTCATTTTTATATTTGATCAAAATGTATGAAAAGTTTGCGCCATATGAATCTCAATATTCAGTTATGTCTATGACAGATATACGAAACAATCCTGAAGTAAGACAAATTGTTTGTGAAGCAGCAGCTACATTAGCTCTTTGTAGAAAACACAAGTTACCTCCCATGCCTAAAATAAAACCAGAACATGATTTTAACCAATTAACAATTACAGAAAACTTGAAGTCTCCTTCTGCAAATTATGGCCGTGAATTAAGTCAAAAGGATGACCCTCTTGAAATCTATATTCCATTTAACGAGCTTGTTTATTGCTTGAGAGGGGAAACAAGAGATGTAACGCGTGCGCTCTATTGGTGTGCATGGATTTTGAAGTATTCTAGTCAGTACAAAAAACAACATAAGGTTACATTAGTGTGTGGATCACGCACGAATCCTTACTCTGACGCATCGTATTCAAACTTAGTTATATGGATGATCTGGGATGCAGTTTTGAGTGCATCCAAGAAATCAGTTCAAGCCGGAGTGTTAGAACCTTACATTGATTCTCTTTTCAAACTCCATTGCTTACGGTGGACACCGGGTTTGCAAAAACAACGTATTTGTTTTTTGATTACTGCGATCGTCTTTGTATGTGAAAGCACAACAATTGATATACATTCTCCCGTTCCTCAAGATTTATCAACTGTTCAGAATGTCGTTACAAGCATTCCTCAGTGGATATTGGCAATTATACAAACCAAAAAAACATTTTCGTAGTTTTCATTCAAAAATTTTAGGAGGACCATAGTATAAACATGGATATTCATCTCATTCTCTACTACGTTGGTATTAGTATCGTGGTTCTATCTCACGTATATACTCTATCAATGTCGCCGGCTATGTATGGTCACTCTCTCCTAAATTTAGCCGGAGCTGCTTGCATCGCCTACTATTTCATGAACAAAGAGGGTTTCATTAAGGTGTAGATTAAATGAAAACGAAATCATATTGCATAATCTAAATGAACAGAAACATGAAAGACGTACTCCATCAAATTTTGCTGAAAACTCCGCATAATTTGTTTGATGAGTTTCTTTCTGAATGCCATAAGTGGTATGAACAACCCGCACACACGTTCACAGAAATGCGAACACGTGAGCACAAAAAGATCCGAGGAGACATCTTTGAAGAGTTTTGTGTACTCTATCTCAAATTTGTAAAAAAATATGATAGTGTATGGCGTCTTGAAGATGTACCCGACGAAATTCTAGATCAACTTAGTTTGAAACGCCAAGACTTTGGAATTGATATTGTATGTCGGCATCAAGGCAAGTTTATTGCAGTACAGTGCAAATACAAGAAACATGTTTCGATTAAAAAGAATGTTTTAACCTGGAAGCAACTGTCAACATTCTATGCACTGTGTATGAGATCGGGACCATATGAAAAGTATATTGTTATGACGACTTGTGATTACACTCGTCATATGGGAAAGAAAACTCCCAAAGATATTTCAATGTGTTTAAAGACATTTCAAAATATTACCAAAGAAGAATGGACTGCAATGTGTCAGCTTGAAGGAAATACTGTTGAAGTGGAAAAGGTAATTGCAAAGACTCCCGAAGAACTCAGAGCGGCACGTTTAAAATATTACGATACTAAAGAGTAATAATGGACAATCGCAAAGTGCATGCTTCTCTAATGGCTGCTCTTCTTTTTTATGTGCTGAGTTCGCCTTTCACATACAATATGGTTGATAAACTAGTTGGTTCATTTTTTGACCTTGTGTTACCGTCAGCACGCTATTGGTTTAAGGTTTCGGAGATGGGATGCCCGACAAACTATGGTCTTTTATTACACTCTGCTCTTTTCGGAGTGGTTTGTTACTTTCTCATGAAGAACGGATAAAGTTTAGATATACACATTTAAACTAATAAAATGAAACTACTTATCTTTGACACAGAAACCACTGGACTCCCTAAGGACCGTAATAAGCAAGCAATTAAGGAACCTAACAACTGGCCACACATTGTGTCCATTTCTTGGGTAATACTTGATGTAGAAACTAATAAACTTGAATCTAGAAACTCTTTTACTGTTAAACCTGTTGGTTGGGATATTCCACCGGATTCAACTAAAATCCATGGAATTAGTCACGACCATGCTATAAAAGTTGGAACACCGTTGGTTGAAGTTTTGCGAGTATTTTCGGTTCAAAAGTATGATTACCTGGTCGCACATAATGTAGAGTTTGATTTCAATGTTCTTATGAATGCATACCGTTGGGATTTGGGAGTTGAAATTAACGATACTCAATATCGTCGTAAGTGTACTATGCGTCTATCTGTTGATCTTTGTAGATTGCCAGGTGAGTGGGGAAATCGCTGGCCTAAGCTGAGTGAACTATATGAATTTGCTTTTAAGCGTAAACCTGTACAGGCATCACTACATACTTCAATTTATGACACTTTAATTCTCGCAGAAATTATTCAACACTGTGATGAACTGCGTCAGAAAATGGGCTTACCAGTTAAGCCTACATTTGTAAATAAGAATGGACCTGCAAATAAAACCCTGGTCCTCTGATGTTAAAAACAAACCTATTTCAACTCGATCTGTTCGTATATTATGGTGCGCCGATGGGTGGGCTTATATACCCGAACTCCGTATCAGGCGACGCTTTTTTTCCCACAACACTTCGTTGAAGTTACAACAGGAGGTGTGGGAGGGGACCATTCCGGTACCTGAACATTGGGAAGAGGTGGAACTACAACAGTACTCGGAGACGCTGTGGCGGGAAGTTTCTTCGGATTCTGACGAGTTATTTTCAGTGACCACCACCAGCAGCAACACCAGCAGGTAAATACGCGACCGTCTACTTCCTTAACAATCGCAGCTTCTAGCTTTTCAACATCAGCTTTAACCTGAGGATTTGAATCAATAAGCTCTTCTATCTTTTGAACAACGACATTTGATTCTACCGCAGCAACAACCTCATCTGAAACTTTTTTGGATGTATCTTCAACAACTGTTTGTGTTTTATCAAGAGCAACGTCAGTTAGTTCAACGACCTGTTCCTGAACCTTAGCAACTACTTCTTCGACTTTTACTTCGACCTTTTCCTTTATATCCTCAACTACTGTAGAAGTATCCATCGCGTCTTTGATGTCTCTTAAGAAACCTTTTTGTTGAATAAAGCGAATGGAGCCTATAGATATATTGTACACAGCTTTGTCTACTATTTTAGTTATGGTGATTCTTCAAGTGACAACTTTTTTCGTAACGAGAATGTTATATCCACCTGAACCTAAAGTTATATACCGAGATAGAGAGGTTCCGGTTCAACAACCTCGTGTACAGTTTGCAGAACCCGTCATTCAGCCTCCCCCACCTCCATCTCCTCCGGTTGCTTTAACGCAACCACCCCAAAATATACAATTACCCGAATATGAACCTCGTAAACAATCTTCAGACTCGTTACGGTTGGACCCCGAACTTCCGCCTGGTCTTCAAGAAACTCGTCCCGCCGGGGCTTAAAACGTTTCGAGTACCACAAACAACCGGTTTAGCTGGGTGGATTGTTCTGACATATGAAAACGAAATACCTGTATGTTTATGGTTGACAGCACAAGAATGTACAAAACTTCCTTGTATTGTTGACGAACGAATTTGTGGTGATACTATTTTTAAAGTAGAAAAGATAGGACCACTCGATTTTATCGTTTCAGATATCTGGATGTATAATTCAAATTGTATATTTGCATTTACAACTTTTCAACAACGGTATGAATGGTTGAAAGATTTTTTACCAATGTTTACGTCCCATATTCCCGGAACTGTTAACTTTATTCATAAATCAACTATAGGCGCTAAATCGATTCGAGGATATGAAGAATACCCAAATGAACCTGGTAAATTTGGATTTTATATTGAAAATGATGGAAGTGAAACAGTTCACTTTGTAAAGATGAATCTACCAGACTGTTATGAATCTGTTCCTTTTACAGGTTATTTAAAGGTTCCCGATATCAAGACATCATTTTACTTGCGTTCGAAAGGAAATGAGTTTGATTGTAAATGCACGAAAGAAGACGATTCTTGGTTTGTTGCGGAAAACATTCCGTGTGTAGAGTAAATGCCTCGAAAGAGTACCAAACGTCGTCACCACAAAAAGCGCACCATGAAGAAGGGTGGTTACTATGGTGCTTCAGGTGCTCTTGCACCTGGTGCTATGGGATATACCACAGGAACTGAAGTTCCTGTCAAAGGAGGTCGTCGCCGCAAGTCTGGTAAGAAGACACGCCGTCACCGTAAGCACCGAGGTGGCGGACGATTTGGAGCCGTAGGAGCGGAGTTTCGAGGACAGGGTGAAAATGGGCTAATAAATGTCACAGGTTATAGCCCTAAGGGTGCTCCTGGGTCATCAGAGCACGGTGGGTGGAACGACGGTGGTGCTAAGTCTGGTGATTTTTCAAGCTTTATCCGTGCTGACTAAATTTCATTCTTGAATGTAAATAATGGATACACCTGTAGCCGGTCTTTTATTTGTAATAGTTGCTATAATACTCGTGCAACGCGACCTTGGATCTATGTTGGCTTGGGTAGTGCTAGGTTACCTAGTAGCTAAACATGGCATCTATATGAATCACACGACCTCTGTTCTTTTCGGACTTGCTGTCGTATTTCTAGTTTCAATGGTGACGAGGGAGAACTTCGATAATGAAGAAGATGAGAAGCCTAAAAAGGAGAAATCACCGGAACCGGCACCTGCTAAGACTGATGATCCGCATGTAGACGTAGGTACTACAATCCTACATGCTTACCGTAATTTAAGCCCAGAGCAAATTGGTGGTATGCGACGTGATACAAAAGAGTTACTTTCATTACAGAAGGAACTAATGGGATCTTTAGCCGAAATGAAGCCCGCGATTGAACAAGGTGCTGAGTTACTAAAGACGTTTAGCACGTTCTTTGGTGATGCTCCTCCCCCTCAAAGTTAATGAATTACGAATTCTCTGCATGCCGTCAGCATATACATATACATGATACTTAGCATCGTTTGATGAAATAAAAGGTCCACCAATGGAGCGAACAATATTTGTCCATTCGCGTATCTCACCCGTTAGTTCTCTGAAATGAAACCAATCTTGCCAAATTTGCATACACTTCTGTAAACCTATCATAGATAAGAACCCAGGAGACGTATTAGAGTACCAGGCTGTGCCAAATGTAAGTAGAGGGCTTATAATCATCTCAAACCATAGCATTGCAGTTTCAAAAAAAGTGGTAGTTATAAATTTTTTTGAAAGACGAACGAAATCATCTGCTTTCTTAAAGTAATCATGAGTATACAGTACAAAGTGTATCGTATGCTCGGGCTTTAGTCTTTTTTTTATATCAGAATTTTCCGGAATCATTCCTATTAATCCTACGTAATAATATTGCTAGGTTCGGGCAACGAATCATACGAGCTTGTCGACAACTGGTTAGCTTGTAACGTTCCATCTGTTAGAACGGGTACTTTGAATCCTTCGCGCATGTTGCGAGCTAGCATGCGATCGAGACCTAACCCTAAAGAAATCGATGATGCTAGTGCAACCATAATAAATGGCGTGACAACAATAGCCCACGATACAACACCCAATTCAACACTGCATAGAGCATCGAGTATCACAACACCCGATAGACCCATGACTAGCTTGATTAATGCCGTGGCATATAGGCCAAGGGATGTATCTAATGCGATATGAACTATGCTATACAATAAATATAGCAACGCAGGGGGGCATAACGCTTCAATAAAAGCAATCTTCATGGTATTTACATTAAAACAATAAAATATGCAGGATCAAATTGATATGATATGTACTCTGACAGGATGTGATCATGGAATGGCTAAAGATGTATTTGAACAAACAAATGATGTAACATTGGCAGTAGATAAAATTCTTTTTAAGACAGAGATTCCTCCTAAAAAGAAGCCTACTATGGATGAAGCTCAAGAAGAGCTTGAAAAGATAAGAGAAACAATGAAAGAGTTTGATAAGAAAATGGACGCACGCCCTGATTCAACGATCAATCAATTTTCTATTTCGTTAAGTCGACGCGCACGCGCGGGATTAATCTCGACACTAGGCCACCACGAAGAAACGGTTCTACAAAATAATTGTTCTCTGGAATATCAGCTTCCTTCTCTGCAATCAGAGGAACAAAAACAGGAAACTGCTTGTCCGTCACCGTCTGTATCGACTTCCTGTTTGCCGTCGAATGACCGAACATCACACGACTCTGGTCCTCAATACCGTCGATCGTCCCTAGACCAAGAAAAGGAGTAGTAGCAAACGGGCGAGCAAACGTTTGTTTATCTCCCTTTGTACGAGCAGTGCCAGGAGCTCCCCATAACAGATCCGAATGCATGTCAATACCAGATCCACCTTCCTTTGTATTACCAAAATTTCCTCGAGGTACCATGCCACGGTAGTCCGATGTAGGTGGAGCAGCCATATCTGGAAGGAACGAAAACCATGACATAGAACTGGGATTTAAATTACGAGGTTCGTCACCTTGACGGGTGTTTGCATAGAATTGAGGTAATCCAGCGTTTGAAGCCATCTCTTTACACATCGTTCATATAAAAAACGAATAAGATTCAACAGATCTATAAATAATTCAACGATGGTATTCTTCCAACCTTGTGATTGGATTGAATCAGATGATAAAGGTAGATATATTGTAGATGCATATGGCCGTAACGAAGAAGGTGAAATTGGAAGAGTACGCATAACGGGATTTTGTCCGTACTTTTACATTCAATACAAGGAAGGTGACACAATTTCGAATGTCAAATCTAAACTTGAAAAGGTATACAATGAAGTTTCCGAAAAGAAAATGTCATTTCGAGATTTGCATTTGATTGAGGAATCAAAGCTAGATGCTATGAATGGATTTTCTGGACTTATACCAATCAAAGTTTGGAAAGTAATATCCCATGCTATATGGCTATTCAAATGTGCAGCGAAGGCAGCCAAACACTTAGAATATGATAGTCCTAAAGATAGACGTTATTTGTATGAAGCCAATCTACCACCTTTGCTTCGGCTCTTTCACGTTTTAAACATCAGTCCTGCATCTCCTTTCAAATTTGAAGGTGAACGTGTTGATCCTGGTGAGGACATGAATGTAGACGTTTGTTACACCGTAAACTTTCAAGGAGTCATTCCTGATTCAGCAATCACAATTCCGTTGCTTGTAGCATCCTATGATTTAGAAGTCTATTCCGAATCGGGTATGTTCCCTATGGCGTCCAACTCTTCCGATGAAATCATTCAAATCGGTGTAAGTTTGCGTTGGAGTGATAGCATGTTGCAATCTGAACAACGTTATGTTCTCGTAATTGGCGAGACAACTCCATCAGAAGATCCAACTGTAAAATACGTCTGCTGTAAAACTGAAAAGGAACTACTTCTGCGATTCGAACGTCTTATTCGTGAAGAGAATCCAGATATTCTTTGCGGTTACAATACATTTGGTTTCGACGACGGATATATTGCTGAACGTGCCGAGTTTAATCTTATTTCTCTATCGTTTGGTCGAATCATAGCAAAACAATGGGGTCGTGGTAAAGACGATTGTGTAAAGACGGAACGAAAGACGTTTGAACTCGCAAGTGGTAAATTTGCAGTACGATACATTGAAATGCCTGGTCGTATGACTATTGATTTGTTATTAAGTATTCGGCGTGAGCAGAACTTGGATTCATACAAACTTGATAATGTAGCTTCAACATTCTTGCGCGATAAGGTATCAGATATTGTAATTATTACAGGTCAAAAAACTCGTCAATTTGAGATTAATACAAAAAATACACGAGGACTCTTTGTTGGTAATCTTGTACGATTTGATATTGTTGGGAATACTATTAATCCATATGCAGATGGTATGAAATTCAAAGTAGTACAAGTGTTACCTAAAAAGTTTATTATTGAATTGGAATCTCACAATTACTTGTGTACATTTGACGATATTGATATGAAACACCTAGAATGGTCGTTTGCAAAGGATGATGTAACGCCTAAAGACATCTTCGCATCTCATCACGGAACTCCTGACCAGAGAGCTTTGATTGCAAAGTACTGTATTCAGGATTGCGATCTTGTTCTGACTGTTATGGCCAAACTAGATACACTTGTAAATGCGAGAGGAATGGCAGATGTATGTCGTGTTCCTATTACGTATATCTTTCTACGGGGTCAGGGAATCAAGATCTATTCTGCTGTAGTCTACAACGCTTCTAAACGTAATCAGATGATTCTTTCTCAGGAGGGATTTGAAGGAGATAGCTCTTACGAAGGCGCGATTGTTCTACCTCCTAAAATTGGAATGTATCTAGATCAGCCTATCTCTGTTTTGGATTTCAATTCTCTATATCCTTCGAATATGATTGCATTCAATTTGTCACCAGACACACTAGTCTATGTGAAGGAGTTCAATTCACAAGGAAAGAAGGTCAGACATGAGGGAACTGATGGTGAAGAATTTAAAAAGAATGGATATAATATCGATGAGATTAGTTACGATGTCCATAACGATACTGGCGAATCAACTGGCCGCGTCACCTGTGGTTTTGCACAACCTACAGATGATAACAGAACAGTTGGCCTACTTCCTCTTACCCTAGACATCCTACTGAAGAAACGAAAGGAAACTCGAAAACTTATGGAGAAAACTGAAGATGAAGCGCAAAAGGCAGTATTGAATGGTCTCCAGCTAGCCTACAAAGTTGTAGCAAATTCGGTGTATGGTCAGGCAGGTAGCAAAACATCGGCTATTCGTAAAATTGAAGTTGCTGCGTGTACAACTGCAGCTGGTCGTGAACGTATTCAGTTTGCAAAGAAGGTTGTTGAAAACGAGTTTGGAGCTGAAGTTATCTACGGTGATACAGACTCAATCTTTATAAAGTTTCCGACTAAAGATTTGGCCGAATCGATTGAACTTGGTAAGAAAGCAGCCCAGTCAATTACCAGTCAGTGTCGTGCAGCCCACAAGATTGAATATGAGAAAACGTTGTTTCCATTCATTCTATTCTGTCGTAAGCGCTACGTAGGAATGAAGTATGAAGACGATGTAACAAAATGCAAACGTATGACTATGGGCGTTGCTCTCAAACGTCGCGATAATGCTCCGATCGTGAAAGATGTATTCGGTGGAGCCTTGGATATTCTGATGGAGCATCGAGACATTAAGAAAGCACAAGAGTTCGTAAAGAATATTCTGGTTGATATTTTGCAAAATAAGATTCCACTTGAGAAATATGTAATTACCAAACAGTTGCGCGATGATTATAAGAATCCAGGACAAATCGCCCATCGTGTTTTGGCTGACCGCATGGAAGAACGTGATGCAGGAAACAAGCCCCAAGTAGGTGATCGGTTGGCATTCATTTATGTAAAAGAGAAACGAGATGCAAAAAAGCAGGGCGATCGTATCGAACAATTTGATTACGTAAAGGAGAAGAAACTTGCTCCCGATACTGAATTTTACATTACGAATCAAGTGCAGAATCCAGTAGCTCAGCTCTTTGCGTTGGCAATTGAGCAATTGGATGGTTATAAGCCTAAAAATAACTACAAGCAATGGATGACTGAATTTATGGAAACAATGACGGAAGAAGAAGCAACATTGAAAATTTTAGATCACAAAGAGAAAGAGCTTGATGACATTCTCTTTATGGGGGCTCAGTACTTGAAGAAACACAAACGTGGACCAATGGATATGTTTCTGCGAAAGTAATAAATGCACACTCGTCGCCATCGCTTACTATTCAAGAAATGGGCTGCACAAGAAGCTCGCGAAATGTCTCATAAAGGCAAACAGTTAACATTCAAGCGTTGGGCTGCG